TTCCGGGGTATTGGTACGCGGGCTGTGCCGCGATCGCCCCGGCGAGCTTGCCGATCGGCGAGACGAGGATGGTAGCGCCTGCGATCGGGTCGAAGGCATAGTCCCAATCCATCGCGAGCGCGAGGGACGAGTTCACCATGTCGTTCGAAGCGATCTCCCCCACGGCGGTATCCGTCGCCGTGTTGACGGGGAAGGCTTCCCAGGTGATGCAGTTCTGCGCGACCGCGAAGGCCGCGATGGTCTGCGCCACGGTGGGATCGACGAGGCCCGCGATGATGACCTGGGCCGCCTGCACCATGCCTTCGAGGGCGTAGATGCCGGTACGACCGACGATGCCATCCTGGCCGACGAGATCGGCGGTGGTAACGCCGCTCGCGCCGTCCGTGCCGCCCGTGGCGAACTGGTTGGTGGCGAGGACGGGTAGGGCGGTGCCCGCACCCGCGACGGCGGTCCAGCGCGAAGATCCGGCGACGTTGGGGATCGTGCCGTTCACGACCGCCAGGACGTTCGCCTTGAAGGTCGCCGCATCGAACGGATTGCCGAGCGCTGCGTAGCCGATGATGTTGTCGAAGATTTCCGCCGGTGCGTTCGGGAAGTTGAGCGTGAGGCGGAAGACGGGGTTCAACGACATCGAGCCCGAGATCGTGCCGCTCTTGAGGTCGACGCGATCACTCGCGACGTTGTTCGGGTACGAGCCCGTGAGCTTGTTGACGAACGAGACGAGCGTTCCCGCTGCGATGTCGAGCGCGAGCATCGTTGCGGGGGTGTCGGTGTCGTCCGTGACGCGCACGCCGAGGTAGTCGATGCACTCCGGCATACCCGAGAGGGCTTCGCGAGCGCCCGAGTGCGGTAGAAGCGTACCGTTTCCGGCGGCGTTATACATGCTCGGTGCGTCGGTGAAGCGGAAGGGAACGTCCACGGGGCCGTAGTTCCAGGTTCCGACGATCGCGATGCGTCCCGTGGGTGCGCCGCCAGGCGTCGCCGGTGGCGAAAGGGATTGGTCGATGTAGACCCCATCGGTCAAGAAGTTGCCGGGGTCCGTGTTGGTGATGATGTTACTCATGCTATCCTCAAAGCAAGAAGCGAGAGAACGCGGCACAGACCGCGGCTATCGTTCGGTGGTGGCTCGCCGTTGCGAACGGCCATCGGCACGCCTTCGCGCAGCGCGCTTCGGGTTGGATCGGACCTAGATCATCATGGGCGGCGGGGTCACGGTGTCGACCGTGGGATCGGGTCCAGGATAGAACGCCGTGATCGGCGTCCCTTCGTTGGTGGTCTGTGTGACCTCAACGCTTTCGACCTGCGCGGCTTCGAGCGACGAACTGATGCCGTACTCGATTTCGTAGAAGATCATCCACTTGTAGACGCTGTAGGACAGTTCGGGGTCGTCGTCCCACTTGTCGGACGAATACAAGATGTTGATGCCGTCGCCGTTCGCGTCGCCGATGAACGGCTCGGTGGAGCCGCCGAGCGCCGCGAGGATCGGTTCGCCCACCCGCGATCGGGTCGGGGCGTCCGAGGCCCAGACGGTCACGCCGACCAGGCGCGAGACTCGAGCGCTCTCCACGGCCATCGTACCGACCCCGCCGATGTTGATGGCCGAAAAGAACGAGCCCGTGATCGCCAGGGTCGAGCCCGTGACGGCGGTCGATACCCCCGAGATGCCGTAGGCGTCCGCCGAGGCTTTGAGGGCCGCTGCGATCTGGTCGGTGGTCTCGCCGGTCGTGACGAGGTGGTTTGCGTCCGCCTGGGTGCCCGCGAAGAAGGCGTGGACGGTATCGCCCGCCTTCGGGGTGCCGCCTATCGTCAGGGACGCGCCAGCGGGGCCTAGCGTCGCCGTGGTGCCTGGTTGCGGGGCCTGGGTGACGTATGGAACGGGCGCATACCGCGTGGTGCGCTTGGAGCCCCCGAACGGGAACACCGAGACGAGCGCCCGCCCGATGGTCTGGTTGCCCTGTCCGATGATCTTCGCAAGCTCGGTCGAGACGGGGTAGCCGATGATGACCTGGACCGAATCGGTGGGATCGGACGCGACGAGCGCGGCGGCCACGTTGTCCCTGATGGCCGCCAGGGCCAGCGTGAGGCTACTCACCTTGCACCACCTCGGCGACGGCTGGGCCGATCGCGGCGGCGTCCTCGCCGACCACGCGAGCGATCTCGTTCAAGAGTTGCTCCCTGCGGTACGGCTTGGTGAGCGTGTGCGCCCCGAGCGCCCGCAGAGGGGCGAAGATGATGTCCTGCGACATGCTCGAAGCGATCAGAACGTGGCGGGCGGTCCCCGCTGCGATGATCTCCCGCGCGGCGAGGTCCCCCGAGAGGCGTGGCATCGAGACGTCGAGGATGACCATATCGGGCTTCTCGCGCTCGCACTCGGCGATCGCCTCGCGTCCGTCCGTCGCGATCCCGACGACGGTGTGACCACCGGCGCGCAGGATCTGTCGCAGGATGTCGCGTGGGATTCGAGAGTCGTCGGCGATCACCACGCGCATCGGTCGGTCCCCCCAGGTTGGTTGCGTTGCAAGGATCGGCTGGGCTAGGTCCCCATCTTCTCGCCGATGATGATGTTGCCCGAGATGCCCGTGAGGTCCGAAGTGAACATCTCCGCGATCTCGTACCGATCGCTGTTCGGGAACGAGATCACATCGAGTTCGTTCAACTGCTCGCCTGGAATCTCGGGCGCGTAGATCAGGAAGTGTTCGCGGTAGAAGTCGGTGGGCGTGCCGAGCGAGCGTCCGTCCTTGATGCGGTTGAGCGGTTGGAGCCCGACTTGGATACCGGCAGGCGACGCACCAGGAGTGCTTGAGAACGCGTAGAGGCCGTCGACCAAGGTCAGGACTTCCTCGGTGTCCTTCGCCACGCCGCCGTACCCATCGGGCGACGAGACACCCGCTCCGATCGGTTGCTGTCCCGCCTGTCCGGCGAGCGGCATCGGTCGCGTGATGCTCGCGTTGAACTCCGTCCGCATCCAGAGGGTGTCCCGCGTCGGGCGAGCCTGAACGAACGTAAAGACCGAGCCGTCGTTCTCGTAGCCCGTCTGCGTGAGCAGGTCTTGAAGCTGAAGCGGACGATTGTCGCACATCGCGACGAAGACGAGGAGCGTGAAGACCTCGTTTTCGATCTGCACCTTTTTCAGCGTCCGCTGCACGCGTGCGGGGAACGCTTCGTAGACGGGCGTGTTCGATGAGACGCTTCCGTTCGTGGTGCCATCGAGGCGGCGCACCTCGTAGGTCTGCCCGAGGACCGCACCGGCGGCACCGCGTCCTTGTTGGATCGCGGTATCGATGAGCGGCAAGGTCCCGAACGATGGATAGAACGACGACATCGCGATCTCCCTAGACGGCTAGGCCGGTCGGCGATCCGCCGAAGTTCGAAACGGGCGGTAGCGGCGAGAGCGGGATGCCGAACACCGCCGCGAGCTTCTTCCGCCAAACGTGGTAGAGCTTCTCGCGAGCGCCGAGTTCGTCGCGCCGGAAGTCCACGACGTCAGCCTTCGAGAACTTCATCAGGTCGGACGACGTTGCGGCCTTCGATTCGAGATAGTCCAAGATGTTGAGGTAGCCGTGAACGGTCAGGGCGTCCTCGACGAACGTGACCTTCGGCCACGGAAGCGCGCCCTGCAGGATCGGATACGTCACCATGCCGCCGGTCGTGGACGCGGTGAACGTGAACGCCGTCTCGGCGGTGCCGACGAAGGCGAGTTGCCAGGTCTGCGGTCCCCATCCGACCGTGCTGGTCGGGTAGGTGAGCGGCGGCTGCGCCTGGGCGATGAACGCGAACCCGAGCGTCTGGTTCCAGAGCTTCGCGAAGTTCCCGACGATGACGAGGTTCGGATCGGGCGCGAGCAGATCGGACGCCTGCACCGTGTAGACCACGGGCGCGTTCGGGGCGATCGTCGCGGTGAGGGTGTCGCCGACCTGTGGGGTGCCGTAGAGCGCGAGCGCAGCGGTCGGCACGCCGACGATGCGGGCGTATTCGTGCGGCTGGAGTTTGTTCATGCGATCTTCGAAAAGGCCCATGACGTTCGGGAAGCGATAGCCGAGCGCGAAGCCCGAGTCCTGGACCCCGAGAACGGGAACGCCCATATGGATACGGGCGCGCATCTTGTCTGGTTCGAGCAGGATCACGGTGCGCTCTCCCTGTTAGCGTAGGACCTTGTACTTGATGCCTTTGTCGATCAGCAAGCGTATGCGGATCGGGTTCGTCTCGATTTCTTCCTCGTAGAACGCGAAGTGCGCGCCGTTGTGGAAGAACTGCCGATGCTCCATGCACTCGACGCGCTTCGGGAGCGCGGCGGGGTCGATGATCTCGGCGACGGTCGTGGGTGGCGGCGCGACAGACGCGCCGATCGGCGGTGTGTGGCCGCCGTCGTCCATCTTCCAGGACGAATGTTCGCCGACGCGTTCGGTGACGACACCGAGGCGCTTCACGGCGCGGTAGAGGGTGGCGCGGGAGATACCCCGTGCCTTCGCTTCGGTGAGTAGGTCCCCCGAGAGGCGCGGCCCTACGGCCAACGCCTCACGGACGAACATCTCGGCGTGAGCCGAAGGCGCTGGAAGGCGCTCGCGCGCGCCCTCCGGTGCCTTAGACATTCGAGGCGACTTCGATGACCACGCAACGCTTGTAGCGCGAGTAATCGGTCGTCGGGATGATCAGCGGGGTCGACGTGACATCCGTGGGCGTCACGAAACCGCCGACCCAGCGCCAGGTCTGCGTGACGAACTCCTGCAGACGGTCGAGCGGGCCACGGGTGATCAGGCTGATCTTCGCGTCCACGATCAGCTTGATGTCGGCGTTCTGCATGGTGTTCGCCTGCGCTGCGGCATCGAGGGAGCCTTGGAAGGTGCCCTTGATGAGCAGGCCGCGTCCGCCGACGACGATGTGCCGAGCGAACAGCGATCCGTTCGACGGGATCTTGAACGCCGGGACGAGGTTCGAGTTCACGAACTCGACGCCCAGGGTGCGGTTGATCTGGCCAAAGGCGAAGTACGATCCGCCTTCACCCATTTGCCCCATCGTGGAGCGCTGGAATGCCTGGTCCGACAGCAACTGCGGCCAGATGGTCGGGTCGATGATGGCCAGGTACATGCCGTTCGGGAGCGTCGGCACGTTGCGGGCTTTGAGCTTGGCGACCGCCTGCGCGATCGTCTGCAGCGTCACCAGATCGTTCGCGTCGAGCGCGTCGCGGGTGCGCTTGCCGTTCGGGCGGATGATGACCGAGCCGTCGACCGCCACGACGTTATCATCGTCTGCGATCGCGGTGCCGGTGTAGCCCGAGACGGTGACTTCGCCGCTCCGACCGTAGGCGATCCCGTTGACGAACGCCGACGAGGTGTTGACGAGGTCGAAGGCGCAGCCGATGACGTTGCCCTGTCCCTTGACCAAGCCCGTCGTGCCGTCGTAGACGGTGAAGGCGAGCGGGTTGGTGTTGGAGACCGGCGACGGCGCTCCCGGCGAGAAGCCCGCGTTCGAGTTGAACGCGGTGTCGAAGCCGTTTGCGTTGTCCAGCGCGAGCAGGCCGCCCGAGACCGCTGCGGTCGCGAACGTGTTGCCCGAGTCGTAGCTGGTATGGACGTACTGCGAGCAGAGGCCGTCCATCGTGCGACCGGCGTTCTCGCCGAGCGCGACGTAGTTTTGCAGGAAGATCCGCTGGATCAGCGTGCGATCCTGCATGATGTTGACCTGCGTCGACAGCGCGTACTCGTTGATGGCGAGGACGTACTGCTCGAACGTGTAGTAGTTGTCACCCAGACCGTTGTCCAGGCCCGTGTTGTTCGCCGGATTGATGGGCGTCAGCGCGGAGTTGAGCGGGAACAGCGCCGGTCGCGTCTTGGTGAGCGTTTCACCGATGCT